GGTATTATAAACCGTATACTTAAAGCATTCTTATAAATAACATAAGGAGAATTCTAAAAATGGCAACTCAGTCACGGTATTCAGATTTTGATATATTTTTCAGTAAAAATGAATTTACTGGAGATGTTGCTGTTAGACGAGAATTAAATTCTGTTAAACAATCTATATTAAATCTTGTAATGACGAGAAAAGGAGAAAGACCTTTTAATCCATCATTTGGAATAGGTTTACATGATTTGTTATTTCAAAATTTATCTTTACCCATTGTGATGGCCACAATAAATCGGGATTTAGAAGAACATATAGATGCGTTTGAACCCAGAGTAATTTTTGATTCTTTGGAATTTGGTGATGATTCTGAAATAGATGCTAATACGGTATCGATTACTATTAATTATATTGTATTGAATGAAAAAAGAGAACAAACTGCAACAGATTCACTTACAGTAGGAATCAAGAAAGTAAGATAAAGGAAAAAAAATGGCAAATTCTAAAATACAATTAGGAAGTCTTGAGTTTGAAGATATAAAGCAAAGTATTATTGATTTTATGAAAACCAATAGAACAGGTTCTGCCGTTGCATTAAACGATTATGATTTTGACGCTTCCGCTCTTCAAACTCTTGTAGAAATTTTAGCATATAATACTTTATATTATGGACACTATTCTAATATGATTGCGAACGAAATGTTTTTAGATACTGCCCAAAAAGCACAATCTTTAATTTCTTTAGTAAAACCTTTAGGATATGTTGTTCCCGGATATAGTTCTGCTTCCGCAGAAATACGAATATTGAGTGGTGGTGCATATAGAAATATTCCAAAATATTCTTCATTTATAGGTCAAAATGGTGATGGGGTTTCTTATGTGTTTTACACAAAAGAAGAATATGATTTAGACGACCAAGGAAAAGGAAATTTAATTATTTATGAAGGGAAAACTTTTGTATCTAAAGAAGTTACTCTAGGTGAAAATAATAAAATATTTTTAACAGGTACAGATATTGATATGTCTACAATAACTGTTGAAGTTAGGCCGGCCCTTAGTAGTGCTTGGGAGGAGTGGACACTTGCATCTAATATTGAATATAATTTAGATTCTGGTTCTAAAGTATATTGGTTAGAAAGAAGTGAATATGGATTCTTTCTTGTATTTGGTGGTAATGCTCCTGGATATAATACATCTGTTGGTCAAGTTCCTAATGATAATTTTGGTTCAATAAGAGTAAAATATTTAATAAGTAGTGGTGAAAAAGGAAATGGAGTAAGTTCATTTAAGTACAATAATTTATATGATTCTGATGAAGATTTGCACGACAATCATCAAATTGTAAATATATCTTCATCATCTGAAGGTCGTAACGACCCAGATTTAGATGCTATTAGATTTTGGGCCCCCAAATGGTTTGCCGCTCAAGACCGAGCAATTACAAAAGAAGATTGTAAATCTGTTCTTGCAGGTCACGGTTTTGCTTCGGATACTACAACAGTATGGGGTGGGGAAGAAATGGACCCCCCATTCTATGGAAGATTGTTTGTTTCACTTATAGTAGATATTGATGAAGCAGATACTGCTACACAAGCAATATCTGCACTAAAGGAAAAAACATGTGTTACCATATTACCAGAATATATTTCTGCTGAATATTATGATTCAGAAGTAGAAGGACTTATAGCATATAGTGTTGGTGATACAGAAAAAACAATGAGTCAAATGAGAAGTCAAGCAATTGCTCTTATTGATAATTTATATGGTACTTTAAAATTTAATAATAATTTTAATATTCAATCTATTATAAATGGATTGATTAATTTAGATTCTGCATATAGAGTTGGTGAGGATAATTTTACATTTAATTTGAAATTGAATAGAAAAATAAATAGTACGGGAACAATAAAGTTTTTTAATGCCATTGATGAATCTCCTGATTCGGGTCATTCGGTGTGGACTGATGCAATTTCAGATAATACACTTTCAGATAGTGAAATTTATTTGGAAGATGTTAGTGGTATTATTATTGCATATAGAGTGCAAGATGGACTAAAAGTTATAGTTTCTGAAAATGTTGGTAGTGTTAATTATGAGAAGGGTACTATTAAGATGAAGAATATTTCTAATCAAGATTATGGTATATACATGCAACCTAAAAATAAATTAATTTTAAATTCTCCAGAAAATATGGTACTTCGTATAAATCCAAATATTACTGTAATTGCGGAGTAGGAAACTAAAAATATGCCATCATGGTTTAAGAAAACAGCAAAGAATGAAGAATATAAAAGTCGATTAAGACAGGACGACATTGAGAGTCGGTTTCCTGAAACCGATGGTGTAGTTGCAAATACATTTGATATATTGGAAAATTTTCCTCTTTGGTTAATAGAAAAACATAATAATGATGAAACGGATTTTGTAAATTTTGTTCAAGCATATTATGATTGGTTATATAGTTATAAAAGTGGATATGAACTTGATATAGATGGATTGGATAGTTTAGCAGATATTGACACTGCTCCAAAAGAAATTTTAAAATTTTATATGAGAGCATATGCATCAGGATTTCCTGAAAATATGGTTGGTGTTACGGCTGGATATACTGGTCCAGGAATTGAAGAATCGAAAGTAAAAGATTTTATTAAAGGAATTAGACAAGAATTTTACCAAAGAAAAAGTAATGAAGAAGCATATAGATATTTCTTTGAAACTCTTTATGGTGTTAGTGGTGGAATAGATTTTTCATATCCCAAAACACACATGCTTCGATTAAATGGTGGTAGATTTGAGGGGTGGAATCCTCCAGCAGATTTAGGTCATACTGGAGATTACGAAGCTCTTCAACATTTGGGTGGAAGTCATCTAAATGGTTCTTTATTCCAAGACAGTGATTGGATACAGGACTTTTCGTATTTAATTTCAACACCATTAGTAAAAGATGAATTCGAGGATGGTACTGTTATTCCGTATCAAGATGCATTGGAAGAACTTTTGCATCCTGCTGGTTTGAAGGTTATATACGAAAGAACAATGGATGATTACATTCCGCCTGGTGGAGAAACAACCGAGGGCGAAACATTTATAATGCCCAAAATAAGTAATTATTATGCATATAAACTAAATTCTGATTCGTCTATTGCTGGTTGTAGTGGTTGTCAGGGTGGTATGGGTGCAACGATGGGAGATGATACAGTTGGATTTGCTGATTATTATTCTTCTTTGAGTTGGGACCAAGAATCGGCTTCTTTCTATTATATGGAAGGTGCTGGTATCACATTTGGTGGTGATATGAACCAACTCCAACTTGATGATGCAACTGGAGTTTCTACTGGTTGGGAAATAGATGGAATTTCTTTTGGTATGGAAGGTGTAAGTGGTTACGGTGCATTGCAGGGGATGTCGTTTGAAAATGGAGTTTCACTTGGAGCAAAACCAAACCATGTATATCCAGATTGGACATACGATGGAATTACTGGAACAGAATTTGGTGATATTAAATTAAATCAATTTTATTGGTTAACTTCACCTGGCTCAAGTCCAAACGCAGGAGTTACTCATTGTCACGGAACACTTGCTGGATGTACGGCATAAATATATACATATAATGAAAACAGAGGAAATTAAATGACGGTACAAAGAAAATCTACAAAATTAGGAGTTGACACAGCAACACTTTTTTATAATTCTATCGGCACATATGCTAATGGTGTTCCTAATTTTTATTCATTTTTTCTGGGTGGTGCATCTGAACTATCAAATCAAGGAAAAAACAAGACAGGGGAGGGTAACAACGCATGGGAAGATGCTGAAATGTGGAATCGCATCAGTGTTGTGCGTAGAATTGGAAAAAATGATGTCTCCCTTGTAGTTCCTAGAAAAGATTGGGTATCAGGAACAGCATACCACCCGTGGAAATCGAGTGGTCAAGATGATGGGTTCGGAAATTTTTATGTATTAAATCCTTCAATCAATATGGTATATTTGTGCATTAGCGATAATATAAAGTTAAATAGAATAGACCGTAGAGGTAAGTCTGGTTCTACAAAAGCACCTACTCATCTAACTGGAATTAAAACATACAGTGACAATTATTCTTGGCTTGCTTTATATAAAGTAGAATGGGATTCGGAACAATTTTTAACTAGTGATTGGATGCCAGTTTCGAGTGAGGCTGATTACAGTCCTACATCACAAACTGCTACTCGTACATCAAATGCAAGGAGAATTTGTGGTGCTGGTAAAGAATCTGACTGCGGTACATGCTGTTTGTATTATAGTGTATCCGATTTTAATAGTATAGAAGGTATTACATTTGCTCCTGGAGATTTATATCATTCAACAAAATCAAAATGTTATAAATGTATTGATATGGCCGAAAGATTTGGATTTGATTATACATTTACTGCTGGTGCTATAGGAAATACGGGTGCTACATCTTCATGTTCTCCTTGTGAAACAACCGTGTGTCCATGTAGTAAAGAATATACAAATACTGTAGATTCTATATTAGGAGATAATGCACTCAATACAAATTCAAACTTTAAAATTCAAGCAGATAATATTAAAGATGCATCTGCCAAGGATGGACGAATTATATCTGCATTTATTGATTTAAGTTCGTACACAAAACTACAAAGAAAAGTTGATTCTAAAAATCCAGAAGTTACTATCACATCTTCTACTGGAAATGGTGCAGTAGTCAAATTAATTACTTCTACTGATGGTGTTAATTATTTTGTAGAAGGTATATCTGCGATAACTGCTGGTAATTTATATCGAGATTATGAAATTACATCCGCGGAAGGTTTCGCGAACGATATAGAATTAAATACTGATGTTGTTGATGGAATCGCTGTCAACTCGCGGGATTTGTTGGGAGCGTGTTCTTTAATGTTCTCGATTCAAATGGTGTCCAGTGATATAGCAGACAATACTGGAACTGAAATATCTACATTTAAAACTTATGGTATTGCAAAGAATATAGAACAGAAAACTGCGGATGGGACTCAAGTTCCTTTTGGTGCTGGTAAAACAGTAAGTCAATCTGGTGTCTGGGAAAGAGCGACAAATAAATTTGTGATTGCGAATACACCAGGTAAGTCGGTGAGTTCCATGCAGTCCGAGTTCCCTCCAGGAAGTGTTGTTATATTTGATAATAACCAATCTAAAGGAAAAGTAACATCTGCTTCATGGAATTTTAATATTTCGTCAGACCAAGGAAATTTAGAATTGCCTCCAAACCGTATAAATAGAAATATAGAAGAAACTGTTGCAAATATCAATTTAGATTCAGCCCCCAGCACCAATTATTCGGTAGTGTCTAGGGAGTTGAGTACAATTGTTCCAGATACAGGAGACCTTATCTACACTGTATCTGATTCAAATTTTAATATAACTATGCCAGACCACGGAGAAGAAAAACAAATGTTTACATTTAGGATAACGAAAAGTTTTTGTTAAAACTTAAAGGAGTAATATAAAGTGCCAGATAAAAAATCCATGCTTCCATTCAACTATACAAACGCATCAAGTCCTCTTGATAATTCTCCGTATTATAGCAGAATAGTAGAACATCAAATTCATCCAATTGATGACCTACCACAAGAGGGTAATGCAAGCAATTATGTTTTGCTTGGTTTTAGGCCGGGTTTACCACTTCAAGCCGCTGAATTGAATGAAGTTCAAGAAAATTTCTTTATGCAACAAAGTCTTACTACTACAATGATGCACAACTGGATTACTTCTGGTATTCCTTTTAGGTGGGGTGATATCGGGTATCCAAGTGGTATAGAATCAATTGGTGGTACTGACACAGATGGTTCTGTTGAACAACCAATTCCGGGCGCGGAACACACCGTAGTTTCTGGTCCTGGATGGAAGGGAACCACTCCACTATTTCCTTTTCTAAATCCAGACATCGAACACAGGGATGAATTCAATGCACCGCAAGTGGGTTCAGGGTTGGTAGAAATTGTAGAACAAGGCACTAATTTGAGTGTGACATTTAGAGAGGGATGGTATTTAACAGAACTTCGTAGAAATATTCCGTATCCTCTACAGACAGGATTTAAGTATTGGGCATTTTTAGAAGATGATATGCCTATATCTGTACCAAAAACACAGGACCAATCTTTTGAAGTAGGATTTTTATTAAATCTTAAAGAGGTTGAAGCGTGTGACTCCAGTGAAACCTGTAATCCTTGGGTTTCAGATGAACCGAGAGATATAAGTCTTAATGATTACTCTTCGGGCGCATATAATCAGAATACTGGTGGTGCTAATAGAATTCGTATTGAATTCTCATCAGTGCAGAGCAGTTCAAACTTTAATGTCGGCGACATCAGTAGTGTTTTAAAAGTTATACCTAGTAGACAAGAAGTTAGATATATGAATAATCTTTTGGTTTATACGTGGGAGTGATGATGGTTTTTTTGATACATAACATAAGACAAGAAGGAAATCTCTACCATGCCCAATATGAGCGACAATGAATATCAAATACAATCTTTAACCAGCAATAGCACATTTTATGATTGGCTTGGTAAGGAAAATAATGAAATTATTCCTAAGTTAAATTTGCTAAAAATATATAATGGTGCTTCTGGGTCGGGTGTCAATGTAGTTGTAGGTACTACAAGTGCATCAGAAGGTGGACCTGAAGGTGATGTTGCTTCTGGTACAATAAGAGTATCTTTAAGTGATGCAATACCTCACGGTGTAACATTCCAAGACGATGTTACTGTTGATGGTACACTTAATTATGATTTTGGTTTAAGTGAAATAAGTGGACAGAGAATTAGATTCCGCGGAAATCATTCAAGTTATTCAGATTTTCCTGGTCCATCCGGATGGACAGGATGTGTTCAGGGAGAAGATGGTGAATCAGGTTTTACATTTGGTATGCCCGTTCGTCTTGGTCAACTTTATTCATATAATGGTGATACTGGTGGTTCATCTGGAGATTGGAAATATAAATCTGATAAAAGTAATACTGCCCACCATCCAGCAATATTTAGGTCTCAAGCAGACAGCAAAACAAATTCTGAAGTCCTTGGTCTAGTTGTTGATATTGCAGATGATTATATGGAAATACAACTCAGTGGTAGAATTGAACCTACATTCGGTAATACTGCGGAAAGTGTTGCATGGCAAAATAGATTTAAATCAAAAACAAACCCATATGCTGGTATCAATGGAGCAACTTCTGGTTGTATTTATTTTCTACATGCAGGTGTAAGTGGTGCGATTGTAGATGAAGAACCAGATATTGTTGGTCAAGTTAGTAAACCTATTCTTACAGGAATGGGATATTCGGGACCCGATGAAGCTTATGGTGGTACTGGTGGTGTTATTCTTGCTTATAGAGGACAGTACATAAAAACAGGAACTGGTGATACCGGACCGGGCGATACAAATAGAATATCAATTGATTTTGGTGCTACAAACCACGGATTTGAAATTGGTCAAGTTATAGGATATAGACCCGGCCAATGGGACACGGGTTGCGAAGGGGAAGGTTGTGGTGGGTTCACTTTTGCTGATGAAAGAACTATTACAAATGGATGGTTCTATGCTTCAGATGACTGGAGTAGTCACTATGCTGTTGGTATATTGTATAAAAATTATAGTACTCAAATTTCAGCACTTGCCACTAGCGGTTATTTACCAGAGTTTCCTTCATCTGTAGACCCAGACAGGGG